ATATCCCCAATTAAAATACAGCATTTAGTGCCGTCATGGCCAAACCGCACTCGGTTATTCCCATCAATACTTCCTATGATCTGAGCAGATTTATTAAGCCAAAATCCGCCAGCAGAATAATTAAACCCCCCTACAAATGCTTTAAATGATTTGCTTTGATTATAATCATAAATATCCACCTCAAATTTCATCATCGTGTCTGTCCATGATTGAGGAAGTGTTATTTTGATAGCGCCAGTATCACCATTTGGCCCTGAATAATTGCCGCCTTGGGGCTTCGCTATGGTTAAGACACCATCTAATTCATCGATATTAGAAACGCGATAATCCTCATAATTTGTTACATCAGCATTCTGCGCACTCCATCCCTCTGTGTACGACTTCGCAGCAGCTTCCGCTGCATCAGCTTTTGTAGTTGCCCAGTTTTCGGTAGCTATATTTTGCCCTCCTATTTGCCATCTTCCAGCAGTATTATAATCAAGAGATGAAACAACACTTGTACCATCCCAAATCTCAATCCCGCTTACTACTGTTGCACTATCTTGTGTCCTATTAAGCTGTAATTTAGCATCTTCTATTGTGATTACATCAGCTAACCAGTGATTAACTGTTCCATGTATTGTTAAATTATTAACGGAAAAATCTTGTGTTGATAAACCTGCTTTTAATGCCTTTGCATCTAAAGTTGTTTGTAAACTTGTAATATCACTAATTGCATGATTGTGAACTGTGTTTGCTTTACCGTCTAATGAAAGTTGCAGGTTAGTGATTGTTGAAATTGCTTGATTGTGGTCTGTAGGTGCTTTACCATCTAAAGTTGTTTGTAAACTTGTGATGTTAGCTATTGAATGTATATGAGTTACAGGAGCTTTTAAATCAATTTCTGATTGTATCGTAGTATCATCATAAACCGTATCTGTAAATACTGCTCCAACTGGTACAGCAGTTTCAACAAGTGGATGGACTACATTAGTTTCTTTAGCTGTGTTTAAATCAATTGCAGTTTGTTGAGTATCCTGTACATCTTTTAATGCTAATTGAGACGTCCGTACCCATCTGCCAGGATCAGCCTGTAAAATATCATCAGGTCTTAGATAAGAACTATCTTCCGTTCCGTTATCTACACCCATTTCCGAGGACTCGAACTTGAATAAATCACCTGTGGCGTAATTGATAACATCATTGCCATCTGCATATCCTTCAATTGCTCGAATAGCTACGTTGGTCGACTCGAAGATTGATGCAAGTCCAGATTGAATCGGCTGTACCTTATAATCTGATTCGGTAAAGCCATATCCTGTTTTGACAATAAAAGATGGTTGCGTAATTGTTATATAGAATTGAATATAGTTGGCATCTAATATGCCTACCATCCCGGGAACTAAGACGATAAGCGTATCATCACGGTTAGGAAGGTAGAAGTCATGCCCAATTTTGTCAGCATCTACAACATCTATTAGACCGTTTGCGTTGAATCGTTTACGCTTTATCCATCTGCCAGAAGAATCCAAGCTATCTTGGTCATGTGGTTTTATAATATTATCGCCATCATCTACTGAGCTAATATCAGTGACGAACTCGTACAGAGATAGGGTCGAGAGGTTGAACATATTATCTCCTCCCGAGTAATTGGTAATCCCTCTGATTTCAAATACGGATTGCTGTGCGATATTGGACAGTCCCCCTGACTGAAGAGTGATTGACGATCCTTGATTTTCCCATTTTCCGTCAGGATTAGTGTCAATATTATAAAGGCTGTCTTCAGGACTTATGCCATTTGCGCTTTCAACAACACTTCTATAAATTGAAGCTGTTTGAAAAGTAGGATTCGGAGACTCTGAATTTACATAAGATACAAAAACATTGCCACCCGCATAAATAGTATTAGGGTCATAAACACTTGTGTTCTCAACCGTCAAAAGCGCTGAGGTACCGTCGTCTCCGGCTGGTCCTGGTTCGCCTTGAATTCCTTTTAAAAACTCTAGATTTACCCACGAGGATCCTGTCCAACTATATACTTCTCCAGTAACCTCATAGGCATCTCCAACATTTGCATTATCTGGCAGATTAGCTATATTATCAACTGAACCCAACACCTTAACAACAATAGTGCCATCAAGAGTCCTTATGAATTTACCATTAAGAAATATTGCTATGTCACTTCCGTCCCAAGCTAATTCAACCTCGTCTTTTCTCTTACGCCATATTTTTAGAGTAGTTGAATCTAATTTTCTATTATATCCTTGATTGTTGGCCATCTTTTTCTTGTTTAATTTGCTAATATAGTTAAAATCGTACTTAAATCAAATTTTATTATGCGCTATAATGGTCCCAGTATGTTCTTAACGAAAAAAAAGCGGAGTGAAATCACCCCGCTTAAATATAATATTACATTGAAAAATTACGACTATATTCCTAATGCCGTTTTCAGTGAAGCGTGAATGGCTCCGCTGTCAGCGTCTTCTGTAACAACCATTATGTTACCAAAAGAACCAACTTTCCGATCAAGTGTCTGAGCATTATGATCAGCATAAGCAAAAGTAATAGCATCGTAGGTTTTACCAAAAGTAGCCTCTAAAGATGAACTCTTGGGATAATTACCAGCTCTCCACGGCTCTCCGCGATTTCCTTTCAAGAACCATTCGTTCTCGGCAACTTCGTAGTAAGTACCAGCACCCTTTGAAGGATTGCTTAACTTAGTGACGCTAGTTGCTCCAAAATTATCCTTGAGTTCTAAATCGAATTCGGTTACATCGTAGCGTATAATTCCTGGTTCAAAATCAGAAGTTGTAGGAAGTCCAGTTAATAGAATCCCAAAATCAGCAGTAAGAGCAGCAGCAGCAACAACCACTTCAAAATCAGTATCAGTTCCAGACATTGTTTCGCCTTGAAATGGCATAGAAAATGAACCTACGTTATTGGTTGTGTCAATAAATTCAATCTTATAAACAGGATCCGTTATAGCTGTACCTATTCTTAAGTAATCGCCAACTACAAGAGCAGAAGTTGTAGTGAGGTCATCTATATCAGTTGCTGTAAAAACCTTAGAACCGTTCTGTACGGAAATAGTACCAACGCCAGTCGGAACAGCAGTTCCTGCAGCTCCTGTCAGAATCTCTACCTTTAACATCGTTGGAGACTGAACAGAGAATTGCTTCGCAAAGCTAGCAGCTAATCCAGAAGCTATCTCAGTTTGCGTTGCAGAAACAGAACTGCGATAAGCTCCGAATACTACAGGAACTCCTTGCGCAAATGCAGCACTGTTATCTTGCCAGAAAATGTGTGCTACATAATCATTGCTATTAATGGGGTCAATAGAACCTGCTGTACCATTAAAGCCTAAAGCCAAAGATCGCTGTGAAGGAGCTGTATATAACACAGCATTCTTCTTGCTAACTTCGCTAAAGTCAATAGTGGGAGTCTCTGTAATCCCTCCTTTTGAATTTCGATATGCGATGGAGAATCTATCTCCAGCGCTTAATGCGGTTGTTTTTGCAGTTTGAGAACCCGTAAGAAATATACCAATCTGACCAATAGCCAAATCAGCTCTTGTTGCAGTGCTTCCTAAGATATCCAAATCTTTACCTACCAACATGTGGGTTACATTACTTTGTGCAATCATTTTATATAATTTTTAATTCAACAAATATGTTAATTACTACGTTCTTTTTCTGATAATCCTATTTTATATTCTTCTGGGCTAACGGCTGCATTTGCCATTGACACTGCTTCATCAATGATATCTCCGTGTATTGATCCATCTAATATGCAATGTTTTTGCTCTGAAGGATTAAACTCATTACAAATAATTTCTGGAGGTGAAGATAGGTACCTTATTCTATATCTTTCTATAGTAAAGCCTTCGGGTGCAATTAACTCTGTTCGTTTTGGCGTTTGAGTGCTAAAATCAACCCCTTCTCCATGAGTATGTCTACTTATATCCATCCTCCATATTAAGTTTTCATATGGCTTCTTATATGGATTATTTATATTTGCAAGATACTCGTCATGTCTGACTGGCTTTACCCACGATTCGCTTTCTATAATCATTAATTTAACAGATTCCTCTACACTATAAAGAAATCCACTTGGTAGATCAAAAAAAACCCCATTGGGGTGAACGCCACCCTGATTAGAAGACTTCGTTATTTCTTCAACTCCTTCTGATTGTGCGCCAGATAAGTCATATAAACCTGGGACCAATAATTGCTCTAAATCTCTTCGCCTTTGCTCGTCAGCTTCAAATCCCTTTTGATACTTATTTCCTAAAGGATTGTATCTCTTAAGGAAGACTCTGAATTGCGCTTCAGTTAATAAATAGCTTATCTGCCTATCATCATAGGAGGGAGCTGAAAACTCAAATAAACTGTTAAATTTTAACTGAAAATTAAACTTCATGTCATTGGCTGTTAACTCCATCTTAATATATGTTTTTATTTATTCAAATCTATTCTCTGTTCTATTAGTAGTTTGTCTTCCCTGCCTTTAATAGAACCAAAGTAATCTACAACTTCTGATAATGTTACTCCAAGAACATCTTTACTAGTTGACATCTTAAAAACTCCTTTTGAAACCTCAATTTCTCCAACTTCAATAGCATCTAAAACGAAAACTTTAGCCGTTAATTTAGGATCTTCAGCAACTTTAAGAAAATCATCTATGTTGTAAACCCCCTTAGCCTTTTCTTTTTGAGATATAATCTGATCTATCTCTTTTACTAATTGAGAAGAATTGTTTACAGATTCTTTTGGAAGCTTTTTTCCAATTACTCTAAGTACATCAAACATCTTTTTGTTAGACTTGCGCATCTTTACAAAGATCTCCATGGCTTTCATGTTGCGTTCAGAATCTTTGACGTCTTCTTTTTCTTCTTCAGACTTATTAACTAGAGCGAACTCATAAGCAGAATTGCTGTTTCTCATATCCCATGACGTTGCGATTCGTTTTGAATTAGCCTTAAGAACTCTGTATTCTAAAACGTGCATAGGAATAGATAAATCTAAAACCCTGCCTTCTTTGCTTAACTCAACTTTAAAGTTAGTCCAGTAATCACTATTTCTATTATTGATAGAAAGAGATCCTTCACTTAATTGTAATTCTTTTTCAAAATCCTCACGATCTTCATCTGAATTAAACGGGTTGGCGAAGCTCCTGGTTGCATTTAAGTATGGAAGAGTGTATTCTTTCATAGTTCCTGTGAACATAAACGCTCCATCATGCTCTGGTTTGAAAAATGGTCGATTCCTCTTTATCGGCCTAATCTCGATAATTTCATTAGTTGTAATACTCATATGCTAAATTTAATTAAAATGTCGGAATGACAGGACTCGAACCTATATTCTATCTTTCATAAGACACCTAATACACCATTGATGTACATTCCGATAATAGCGAATAGTGGACTAAAATCCCATAATCCGTATTGGCCCAAAGCAGGGAGTTGAACCCCGACTTATTTTTTATAAACAAGAACTCACCAGTTGAGTAGCCTTGGGAAATACTACCTTTACGCCTTAAAGACGCAAAGGTAATATTTATTTATGACAATTCAAAATATTATTCTAGTAAACATTAGGAATCCATTCGCCCATTCTCATAGGATTACGAACCATAATGCCAAGCCAGTCAGCTTTGTGTATCTCATATCCATCTACAGGAGATGCAATCAACTTAGGTCGTCCTGAACCACCAGCAGAATAAGGATCACGCAAACCTGGGAGATAAGCAAATTGCTCTTCATATCCTTTTGCACGAACCAACTGTATATTCGGACGACTATCAGCAGTACCGAAATCCATAATAGTCATACGATGGGATTCAGCTACTCCACCATCTGGGTGTTTTACTTTATTTCTGATACCATCATCGTACTGAGGGATATGCATGAACTCTATCGTTATGCCATTAATATCAGCAAGTTTAACGAATTGAGTTCTGTTATATGAACCTTCAGATCCAGAACTTAATCCTTCAAGACGATTGTATTCTAAAGAACTAGCTCCAGCATACTTCTCTATAGAACGAGAAATCATCTTTAAACCATGTTCGCCAGTACCGATTACAAACTTACGAGAATCTTGAGGTAATTTACCTACAGACAAACTCAAGCAGTAATCAACAAGAGATTCGATATTAAACTTGTTGTAATACAAGATGTTTGAGGGAGAGATCTGCTCACGCAAGCCCATACCAGCTTTAATCTCGTATCCTGAATCTCCAATGTTTGCATATGTGCCATCAGCCCTACGGTTTGATTTTCCAAACATCAATAAACGTGCTTTCTCTCTACGGAATTGACGACTGAATTCCCAGTCAAGTTTGTTTAACCAAGTACTAATGGGTTTATTGTTTTTTCCATGTACACCAAAAACAACAGGATTGTTTTCCTTCTTGTTTATCATATCACCTGGAACTACATGCTTCTTACGAATAAAGGACATCCTATTGCCCATTCTAAAGGGAGAAGTAAAGTTAATATCAGAACCGTCTTTAGATAGAGTTTGCTCTGATAAAGAATACTCGATACTCCACCGATTGCCTGGTTCTAACTCCTGAGCAGGAAGAGAAAGCTCTGGATCGCCAGTTACAAGCTCTGCCTCATATGTGAAGTATCCACCCGTCAATTCACCTTCGGTACGTATCAGCACTTTGTACAAATCTGGATCCATGCCAGCAATAACATGCTGCTTGAAAAAATACTTCTCAGGGAACCACATCAAGAAACGAGCACCGTACTTACCGACCTCATCAAGAGGAGCGTAATCGTTGCCATCCAAGTCAGTGATTTTGACCAATGGGATATTCTTCTCTTCTGCACCTTGCAAAAGCCACTCAAATTCTTTTTCATCTTCGAGCATGTGAACAGGAAATTTCTGCATATAAGAGATCAAATCTTCACCTAAGTCAAGATACTCTAATCGAGAAATGAAATTTCCAATCAATTCAGGTTGCTCGCCAAACATTGCACCTAAGTGGTTACGAGTGGTCAATCCTGACCAGTCTTTCGACTCTACCCTTATGTTTGGAAACGCTGCGCTAGTTACACTCATTTTTATCTATATTTATAAAATTAAAATCCTAAAAAATCCTGGATCCCTTTAATAGCATCGGGGTCTCCAGATTTCCTCGATACGGCTGTTTTGTTTTTATTTGAATCTAAGTCCTTCGCTGCTCTTTCGAGTTCATCGATTGCAGTTTTTTTCCCTCCTTTGCTTAATGAAGAAAAATCCTTAAATCCATTTGTTGCTTCAAAGAAGTAGTTTAAATACATCTCAAATTCTTGGGGATTTTGAGATCTATAATATCCAATCTTATTTACATCATTTCCAGAATGATCCTTAGCGACTGGAGTTGACAGATTTTTTATTATACGTTGTTTCATTGATTTTGAAACCTTAAGACCAGGTACTACTTCATCTAACTTCTCTAACTTTTCATCAAAGTTCTGCCAGTAAGTTTTAAGAGCTTCTTGATTCTTCTCCTTTTCCACCTTCGCTTGTTCGATGGATTGGGATTCATCTTCTGCAACAATACCTCTTAAATCAACTAAATATGACTTAGCTTCCTCTTCTAATTCACCGACGTCTGATAATCGCTCGATGTTCTTCTCAATCTTTTCGTCATTGAACTTAGTAGTTCTCTTAAAATACTGTCTGATTACATCTTTTTGAATATCTTCGTTATCGGAAAGATCTTTGTCTTTAATAGAAGAGATAGTAAAGCTTTGTTTATTCATCTCAATAAGCTTCTCTAAAGGCACTCCAGCTTCGTATCCAGATATAAGCTTTCTAACATCTTCTGGTAGTGATTCTTTATAGAATTCAACTCCGCTATAAATTTCTTTATTCATAGCCTCCTTGAGAGACTCCGCTGTTCCATCAAATTCATCTAAATCGAAATCATGGAGGATTCCTTCTTCAATAAGCAACTTAGCATATGGAACCAGAGGAGAAGAATCGCCGCCATTGTCTTGGGAATCCTCCTTGTTTTCGTTGTCTTTTAGATCTTCTGAAGGTTCATCATCGTCAGAATCATCGTCAGAATCATCACCAGAATCATCGTTATCGTTATCTTTCTCTTTCTCTTGGGGTTCGACATCTGAATCTCCATTTTCTTCCACGTCAATGGTTGTTTCGTTATCAACGTCTTCACTATCTTCTTTAATAATGTTACCTACATCATCAAATAACGATGTGAAATCATCTTCAAATAAATCTTGTGTTTTCTTCTCCATTTTCAAATTATTTACAATTATACTGATTAATTTTTATATATACAAATCTAATAGGATTCCTAATAGGCGCTATTAGATTATTTGGCATTGCTTACTATTAAATTCGGCCTAGATTCCTTTGGAAAAGAGTTTTGCCTTACTCTATTCATAGCCCCACACTCGCACCTAAACACCTTGAATTTAGATGTTCTTGTGTAATAACTTTTCTCTTCTTCTAAATTACTTGATCCACAATTAGCACAAACAGAATCCAATGAATCCATGTATAGACCCAAGTTAGGATGAGATTTTATATAGGGTCTTAATTTCAAATAGACATCTTCTAAGGTTCTTACGTCCTGATCACAATAAGTATTCATCTCTTCTAAAGCTTTTTCTTCACCGTTCATACATCTCTTCCACAAACTAAAATCCGTTTTAATCTTGTTATCAACCCCTAAGTATGTGGCTAAAGCATCTAACTTGTTGGAAGGGAATCTGAAATGTTTAGAAGACACTCTCTTTGTATCTATGCTCTCTGTAAATGAAAAGGGTTTAATATTGTTTATAACAGCTCTAGCATTAAGCATGGGAATGTCAAACTTGTCACCATAGTGTGCTATTACAATGTCAGCCTCATTAACCATATTCCAGAGACTTTTTACTATTCTATAATCGTTAAATGATAATACTTCTTTTGAAGTAATTCTATCCGACATCACATCTTCAGAGAATAACCATTTTGCCGACCATGTTAACATTATAGGATCTTTTATTACTTGATCAATATATATATTTGTATTGAATCTGTTAAATGAAAATACGATTGATGGGCTTGATTCTATATCAAATAGTAATATTTTCGCACCCTTCTTTTTCTTCTGTAATCGAACAATCTTTCTTGCATTGTAAATGTCCACTCTTGAGCACTTAAATCTTTTACTCATCTTTCCGGCTCCGTGTCCCATATATTTTGGAAACATGGTGAACCTTTCAATTACTTGTTCTAAAGTCATCTATATTTTAGTTTAATTAATAAAAACATAAAGCTAATGGGAACCTTCATTTAAGAGAGATTCCCATTAGATTATTTACTTATTTTTTTTCTCGGAATTCTTCATCCTTGCTATGTCTTTAGCTGTTTTATCTTTAGTAGCTTGAATGGATTTTCCCGCTTCTATTTTCTTGCTTTCCAGTTCTGCCTTCCTTCTATCGGAATCTGCCGAGGCGTCTATCTTTGATTTCTCTACAGATATCTTGTCTTGTTCCACTTCAATGTTACTATCGGCTTCCTTATTCATCATATCGGCTTCTATCTTAGCATACTCAACAGCAGTCTTTTGATCAATTTCATAAGTCTTAATGTCTCTATCAGCTTGTTTGTCTTGAATAAGCGCTTGCGACTGTTCCATGGCTGATTCTCTATCCATCTTAGCTTGCTGTTCTTCTCTCTCCTGAGCTTCAATCTCATATCTTTCGATAATTCTTGACATCTCTGTTATACTATCAGATCTTAAGACATCAGTTACTAAACTTAATCTAGCTCCATTCTGTACGGCTGATTGACTAAGCTGCTTCAATACTGATCTAATCTCCATGTCTTTAGAGCTATTTGTTATAAATAAATCATATTCAGCAGATGCTATATCTTCTCCATTAAATTCTAAGAAGACTCTTGACATATCATCTAACACGAAATTTAACTTTTTACTTTTAGAATGAGCCCAAGCTTGTTTGGCCGTATCTAATAAGGCCGATAATGTTCTCTTCTTAAATTCGTCGTGAAGAAAGAACCATCTTTCGGTAATGTGTGATGACTGCGTTACAGCTCTCTCAATACCTCCAACTGTTTCTCGATTTTCTACTTGACCCATTCTCTGGTCGTTAACTCCAGATATGTCTGAAACTATCTTCTCAAGATACTGTAACATTGTTACAATTTGCTGTACAGCATCCCCCATCCTAGAGTCTAATACCTTGCCGCTTGTGTTGAAGTTTCCAGTAAGTTTACCTGTTGCAGCACCTTTCTTCCCCTCGTTAAATGGATCTACTACTGCCCATCCTAAACCTTCTGCATAATACATCCACATGTCTAAGTCCCAATCATCGGGGACTTTGCTTATATCTAATTCGTATATTGGGCCCTTGTACTTAGCCATTAACAACTCGAATTTTCTCATATAAACATTAAACAAGTATTGATATGGTTCAGCTCTCTCCATTAGAGATCTTCCGAAATCTATACCAACATAACCTAAGAAACATTTAGACTTATTACTAAAACCTCTCATTTGGATTTCTCGTGGCTGCCCTTTTACATATGTGTCTTTTCCTATCTTAGTTAATTCATATGATTCATTAATCCAAATCCACTTTATAGTTTCACCTAATTCTTCTTTTAACTTATATTTATCAGAAACCAACTTCTCTTGTTCGTCTCCCTCTTCATCATAATAAGTTACTCTGCCAATTTTCCTGCGACCTAACCATCTTCCTCTTACGACCCTGACATTGCCTTCGCTATCATATGTCATTCCATAAACTTCGCTCTGCTCTCTAAAATCTGATAAGTCATTAAAGCCAGATCCACCGCCTGGATCTAAATTTGAATATATTTGAGGAGCGCTATTTTCATGAGCTAATGGACCACCGGATTTCCCAAGTCGTTCGTGACCGTTTTCTATATCATCGATTTCTGATGGTGACAGATAATCGTAAAAATTCATCTATAATCTTACCAATAGGTTCATGAGTTAATTCAAATATTGCATCTGAATCCTCTATAAACATTGAACTTCCGCCCCTAATTGTATAGATATTCCTAGCATTAACAGGCTCTGCAACTGGCTCTTCTCCAGAAATATCGATCCTCATTATTGGCATTCCTTTTACCAATACGCTTCTAAAAGTGTCTGAGAATTTCATTTCCATATTCTCTTTCTTCCATAGATATTGTATAATCCTAGTTCCTACTAGTTCATTCATATCTTTCCACTCATATTTAGCATACTTTCCAAATTCAGATAATCTTTTTTGAATATCTTCCTCTGATCCACCTTCATTCTGAATTTCTTCTATTAATATATCCATAAGCATATCCATAAGCTTAGAATTCTGCGAGCCATGGACATCAAGGTTCTGACTTCTTACACTAAAATTAAAACGTCTTTTAATCTCTTCTCCCTGAAGTAGGTCTATTTTGGGTATTACTAATGGGTAGTTTTTTTCTGCAGCTGGAAAAGAGGCGTCCTTTAACTGCATCGGGTTGAATACTTTTTCTATCTCTTCATGATCGATTATATCATTGTCAAGATTCTCAAGTACTTCCATCTTTTTATGTCTGGCAAGACTCTGCTGCATCGCAATATTCATACCGCTATCTAAACATTGGCGATACCATTCCTTGGTCTTTTTAGACATTGGAATTTTTTGCTTTGGAAGTAAACTGGATTGCTATCTATGCTATTCATTATTTTTCAAAATTTTTACAATGATATTAAAATTAAACAACTATTGCAACTTTTTCTCATCTCATTATAGACTTTAAAGATCGTTGAGTTAGGTTATTGGTTCTATTCGTACCGTAAGCTCTTCGCCAAAATTCAGATTGGCTCTTAGTTTTTACACTTTGAGTCTTAGAGTTTTCTATTAGTTTTTCTCTGTCTTCTCTAAGGATCATTAACATTATAAGTGCTGAAACTCTATCGGCGTTTATGTCTCTATTATAAGATATTAGTTCTTTAAGAAGTCCGGGTGATTTTATCGTGTGCATTGTTTTAACCTCATCTTCTTTATTATAAGCAGAAGATTCCATCCAATTTAAAGATAGACTCAGTCCCCAACTTATTATCCTTTCATTCACATTAGTTCCTATTGACTTATTACCGACCGTTGATCCCTTTACAAATGATTGATCTTTAAGTATTTCAGGAGTTTCACATAATAAATTTAGTGAGTTCTTATTTTTAAAATATGCGTATGGCCCTTTTATATTGCTTTCATAGTTACATATTGCCTTGTAATACAATAATAATCTTCTTGCTTGTTCATAATAATCCTCTGCAAGATATGTTCTTGCTGTATATTCTGCAACTATCCTATCTGTCCAAGAATCTAATATAAGAATAGATTGTAGTGATTGACTTGAATCATTATTATCGTCAACCTGTACAGTATCCCATCCTGCAAGATATCTACCATATGGTATCTCGTCATCAGCATCCTTTTTGGGTTTTTCGAAGACCTCTATACAGGCATCCATGTTGAATCCTTTTTTAAGAGGAAACTCTCTAATAACTTGCTTCTCAGATATACTAGGAACTACTTTCCCATCCTTTAATGATAAATCAAATTTATATGTGGCATTTAAAAGACTGTCTTTAATTTCTAAATCAGCCAATATTGAGGCAAGGTCTTGTACAGGAAAGAAATTCCCTTCCATTGTTAGAAAGACCTCTGATGGAATTATAGGCTGGTTTATTATTTCTGTAAGAAGCTTAATCTTATTATTAGAAGACTTAGCCTTTATTCTAGCTTTCTCCACAGAGGCATTAGCTTTTTCTTCATTTGTTATCAAATTCCGACCTTCTTTGAAATCGTTCTGACCTTTTGTAGATGGAAGGAAATAACATATCTTACCTTTATTTTCCCACACGTCATCAAAGGCTAAACAATCAAATCCTTCTGGATTATAAAAAATTTCCTTAACCCATAAGGCAGTACCTGTAGTTGTATAACCTCCTGTTCCAAGCATGTATATAGGAAGGTACTTGTTTGACTGCTTGCTTGGTTGAGTCGCCTCTACGGCGCCAAGGATCTCGTGTATAGAGTTTACGAATCCGCATTCCTCTATGAAGGCTCTTGTTGGGCGAGTTCCGTTAGCTGCAAGTGGGTTGTCTTGAAATGTTCTATGAACTATACTACTTCCAGATAGAGCATCTCTTATTGGACTCTTAGCTCCAGCTTCCCAGCTGCCTATTAGGTCTGGCATTAATGGTGATGGAAAAACCTTATTTTCTCCGTTGATTTTTACAAGAATCTCTCCTGGCAAGTTATCCAGAGAGAATTTAACCTTATTCAATATGTCAGAACTATATTTAGCTTCTATAGCTCCGACTAATGTCTGCGATAAAGATACGAATTGTTTTTCTCTACGCCCCTCAAATATTCATCATAATCCCTAGCTCCATCTGTTATTAATGAATGCTGTATGCAACTAGATGCCCAATACGACTTTCCTGAACCACGCCCCTCCATGTCAAGTACGTTTCTTGCTTGGTTTAAGTATTGATGAGGGCCGAAGTTGTGATTAATGTCTGATCGCCAGAAGTATGTTCTAGCTGGCCAGAAATCCTTTAAACTACCATCTTTTTTAAATAAAGATCGGTAATTCTCCTGATTCAACTCTCCTTTATAATTATGGCAGTAATTTTCGTATATCTCTTCTTTAGACATAGTTTGAACCTCTAGTAAGCAGGTGTATTTAGGGTCGTCTCTAAAGCCACTAAACCCACAAGCCTCTGAATATATAAACGCCTTCTCCCATTCTATATCTCTAAACCACGGTCTTCCAATACCTGACACTTTTCTACCACCACCTAGAAACTGAATTGTACTTATATTTACATGATAATATAATTCAGGGGGACACCATCGCCCCCCAATCCATTCCCCTTCAAAGATCTTCTTCTTAACATCCTTCCAGTAATTAATCCTCTCATACTTCTGTACTATAGGATGAAACTTGGGAATGTTTTTTAATAAAAAATTTTCATTATTAACCATAAAATGCGTCTATTTAGAAGAAGATAAAATGTTATGTGATTCAAAACTATGACTTATAGCGAAATCTCCTGATATTGAATCTATGTTTTAAATTTCCCCAGTTGCTGTCGAACTTTGAATCTTCGCGTTCTTTTTAACAGAACCTTCTTCTTCAAGTTCTCTCTTTATTTTAAAATATTCTTCGTAAATTTTGGCCGTCTTAGACCTCATGTCGTCTAATGAGCGAGTGTTGTCTTTATATTCAACTCCATCTTTCTCATATCCAAAAGTGTATTTCTGATTAGATAGAAACATGTCTCTATCTTTCATCCCTTCATTCCATGATATTAAAGATTTTTCTGCCTCCGTCAGAGCTGAATCCAAAAAGGCTTTCACTAAATAATCATTTTCCTTCCAGAAAGCTTCTGACTTTTCAGCGCTCTTGATGCCTAGATGACTGCGAACAATAAGTTCTTCCTTGTCTGAAACATAATACAGATCTGACTTTGGATGATAGGCTAAAGATATGGCCCACATTAAGTCCGAACTGTTCTTTTTCCCCCTAGACTTATCTGACTTCCACAATCTCTTAAAAGGATTAATCACAGTAAATTGTGGATTTACATCCCAAAAAATAGTTTCTTGTGTAAAGTTCTCAACTATATTCCTCATCTTTACCTCCCTTTTCTTTCATATATTTCATTTTACCAGAAGAAGGTTGAAACGTTCCTAGGAATCTCATCTTAACTGCCGGGAACGTCTCAAACTTATGCTTCTCCCCTTCTCTCATGCATTCCTTTAAATATTCAAACTGTGAGAATATAATCTCCTGAGCATCCGAATATGATATGTCATTATCCTTTGCTATAAGTTTAATTATTGTCTGAATTTCTTTCTGTATCACCATGGCTCATGTATATAGAATATTTCTTTTCTTTGAATTCTGGGATTATCTCGTAATCAAATGATTTGTTGGCTGTGCAATATTTTTTTAATAAATCATCTGATTTGCTCAATCCTTCTATCATTTCAAGTTCTGTTTTGAATTTTGCTGTTGTTACTAATTTCTTCTCCATGCTTAAATCTTAAATGAATATTCTAGTTTAAAGTCCTTGTCGAAATATAGATTTCTGAGTATTGGCGCTAGCATATTATCTTTTGTAACCAGCCCCCTCTTTCTTAGTATAGACAAGTTGTTATTCAAACTGTCTTCTGATATTTCTAAGTCTTTCATTATCTCTCTTCTAACTTTAGTGCTGAATACTACAGTCCATTTTGTCTCTTCATCTAAGTTTTTATGTAAATCATTATACCACATAACTTTAGACAGGATCTCTAATTCTTTAGGTCTTAGCTTGTTAAAAGGAGGAAGACTCCTCATTAATTCTAGTACTTGCCTGAAGAATATATCCTTATTGGTTTTTATTGGAATTCTTCTCATAATGCATTGCTGAATTTTGGCCTGTTTTTGGTTAGAATCCAAAATAGACTTAGTTGCCGCTCATTTAATGCCTCTACAATCTCGCCATAGGTTAACTCACTTGTTCTTAGGAAACGATACTCATCGTCGCCCAAACATAGTAAAGCATGCCCCTCTGTGTTGTAATAGATCTCTCCTATTGATGGCTTATCTATGATTTTTAGTGGCTCTGAAAATGGTTCGTATAATTTACCTACTTCAATCATTTCTTTTCCTCCCCTTTTCGATAAGTTCTACCTACGTTGAATAGACTCATATACTCTGACCCAAGTTCATGAGCGAGATTTATTGCCTTTGTAGTGGGCTTTAATTTAGACAACCAAACCATCTTGCCCTTCAAATGATGCTTTAGTTTTATATCCTGAAGTAATCTTGACTTCTTATACTCCTCTATTGACATGCCTTCTGGCCTTTTTGTCATTACGTCCATCATAGTGCTATTTATTCGTTTAAATAAAACTGACGGCCGAAACCGCCAGTGTGATTAATTACTCCTCTGTAGTATTATCGTTACTTGTTGATAGAGAAATGTTGAAGGACTCTGTTACAAGATACTTGTCATCGCCTTTGTAATAAAACTTTAAGGCCGACTCATTCTTCCAATCTAACATTACATCGCTAATCTTTAAATCCTTTACTCGCTCGCCAACTTTTATTACTACGAGACGAGAGTGCGGAGGTATAGACATGCCCTCTGGTAATATAATGTCACTATTCTTAGTTGTTATTGCCTGTAACAATACTTGTTCTGGCTTCAAATTGACACCTAAAATGTCCTTGACTTCCTTTAAATCTACTGCAGATACTGTTCTTTGTTCCATAATGCTATTCTTCTTCTAAGGTTAAAAAATCTTTTAAAAATTGTTCGTACGGTATGAATACAGTGTAAGTGCTTCCGTCGCTTAAACTTAAATGTAAATGCCCATCAGACGATTCGTGGAAATGTGTTATCGAATTGGGATTTACATATACGAAACCATCAACTAACGGAGGATCTAATTCTTTACTTAAAATAGCTTGACATCTCCTGATAGTGCTCGTACTCAACACTGCCCTCATCCAGAAACTTTATTGGTAATTTTATGAAAACCATTTCTAATATATATTTAATTCTTTGCAAAGGTAATCAAAGTTTATTATATATCCAAACTTTTTCTAATAAAAAAAGGCCGACCTTAATAGATCGACCATCAAATAACTATGAATCAGTAAGACATAACTCCCGTAAATACTTATACTGCTTGAATTTATTCGTGTCTTGTAGTGAAAAACTCTGAAGTCTCATAATCCCCCCAAAAAACTAAATCAAATGAAGTATTTTTTGAATTGAAGACAAGTATCCCTTTAGTCCCCCTTAATGTCAATTTAAGCCTCTCGTGATGCCAAGGAGCAGTGCTGACGATATTAACGCCTACCTAGGGACAATGTGATGGCGTCTTTTCGCCAGAGTTACCTATCTCTTTTCTGTCCCAACTCCCCGATCAGATCCCTCTGACGGCCTACTTAAATCATTTTTGATAACTACCGGGGATACCTTTTCGCTATGTCTCAATGTTATTGCAATTGTGCAAATACTACCCGATGTCGTTCCCACTAACTACGTTTTGCGCCCTCGTGGGTGATATTGTTATCGAAAGCAAAGATAAGTATAATATTTGACATATCCTAATTTTTTTAAAATATTTTTATGCCCCCCCATTATAAGTGCTGATTAATTAATCCCCAAAATACCCCCCCCCCATGTTAATGTAAGTGATGAGAGGTATAGGTGTGCTGTGAATATGTGTTGCGATATATATGTCGTGATATAGGTGCTGTGAGATATATGTATCGTGATATATGAGTGCCGTTTATATAGGTGATGTGATATAGGTGCTGTGATATATGGGTGCTGTGATATATGGGTGCTGGATACAATACTACCAATAGCCCTTAATTTTTTAATTGGGTCTATCCCCCCTCAAGTAATTCTATCAACATGCAATCACACTCTTTTGATGCTTCGCATCTCCCATTTTTGACCTTGGCGCAACGTTTTGTTGTTGTAAAAATCACAGGGGGGTGCTTATTGTACCTCCCTTTTATTAACCTTTTAAATTTAAACCTATGAATATTCCACTCATTTTATTGGCTGCGGTTGCAGTCTTGTTTATTGTATTTGTTGCTGTCGCTGAGTACAGGGACGGCAAGACTCATTATAAAAA